TGAAAATGATGCAGCAACAGCGACATTCACGCCATTCGAGTTGGCTCAGTTGATTCACTCGTATGTGGATTCATCTTCATTCCAAGATGACCAAAACATCAACAAACTCATCATACTCATACCAAGCAAAGTGGGTAATGACTTCACTGCTCGCGGTAGTCAGAGAGACATACCCTTCACTTTCAAGAACAGAGAATACGACAATGATTTTACAGCATTCACTGATAGTCCAGTTGAGGCTTTCAAGGAAGGTAATTCCATATCAGATGAAACATTTGAGGGAATCACAGGATTCGTGCGCTCATTCTCTACGACCTTCGCAGGTGAACAGCCGAATAGCGTTGAGTTCCAGTTGGAGTTTGAAGAGGCCAAGGTAGTTGCAGACAATTTCTTCGACTAGGTGATTTGGATGGCGAATGCATATGTGGGCAATCCATATGCGTTGGTCTTCCCGGTGGACTGCAATGGTTTCTTGAAGATACCATACTCCCCCCATAATGATATCACTGAACCTGATCTATGGTCGCATGGTGCAGGATTCACCATCGAGGCAGTGATCACACCCTATGACGTAAATGGCAACGATCAAACCGGGAAGGGTAAGACACTGGAAATTACGGGTCCGAGTGGCTCTTATGCAAATGGCATAACTAATCGATATGCGCAGAAGATGATGCTCTTTTCCAACACTAGTTTCCAGTTCTACCTAGAGAATCAGACGACTGGCAATGTCAACCAGCCCTCTGAATACAGGCTGGCGGTGAAGGTGGGAAGCACAACATTGAACTCCCCTACGATAATAAAACCAGTAAGCACACTACATGGATACTATGACGTGAATGGATTCTACAATGGCATGAGAACATCCTTGACTAAGATAGACACTAATGCCAGCCTATCATCCCCTACAGTTATCTCAGTGTCTCAAAGCCAAGTTGGGATACTAGGAACTGGAAACAAGATATACGACAGTAGTGGCACATTCATAGATACCGTTGATAGTGTGAGTGGTGCGAACATAACACTATCCAACGCACAGTCATCCATAACAAGCACCATATACAAAGAGCAACCTAAAGAGGCGTTATACGTCAATAACCTCTACAAAGTTTCGTGCGTATTGGAGAAGAGTGGTAGGCTCAGACTATTTCTCAACAATGCGATGATCGCTGAAACTGCGATATCCAACTTCACATTCGAGATGGCCGACGAGCATTGCTACATAGCGCAAGATGGAACCAATGTGAATACTCAGTTCATGGGAGAGTTGTATGAGATAGCGATGAAGAAGGGCGCACAGCCTTCTGCATCACTGCATACGCTAGAGCCCGGATACAGTGACATCATCTTCTACTACAGGTTTGGTGATGAGTGATGGCTGCGGTGAATATACTCAATGCAGGGATCAATGAAAGCACCGTGACATACGATGCAAATGCAATAGCGTCATTGGATACTACTGAAAGACTGAATGTTTTCACCTCTGTTTCCGTGACTCCCACTATCAAGACCACTGGACTTTCAACTGTAGCGAACAAGTCATTCATAGAGATACGAAAGACTGCTACGTTCTCTAGTGATACTGCTGGTACAGCAATTGGTAGTTCTTTCCACAATAGGCTCTATCCAGCAAGCACCACTCTTGCCGCTAGAGCCAAGAACAAGGAGGAAACGAAGCCATTCAGAATAAAGACATTCGACTCTGATGAGGGTGGTTCCAACTCCACCACCAATGCAAAGTTCTCCTATGTGGGAACTGCGAATCAATTGGACCTAGAGAACTACGACTATTTTGTTCTCATCAACCCGGAGATAGTAGGCGAGGCAAACACTACTGTGATCAAACCACACTTCGCAAGAATAACAGCAATTGTGGGATTCGATGAGTTTGGTGATGGTATTGAGTTTGAACCTGCATACCCTACTGTGATACCAAAGGATACCAACTTCGAGATATACAAGGGTCCAGCAAAATATCTTAATGATGGAACTGAAGATAAATCAGTTGTTGCTGTCAGTTATGGTCTAGAGGGAGATGCAGATGCGAATACAAACAAGTACGATGTAGTGAATACCATCAGCATACCAACGGCTTACTTCTACAACGAGAGACTGCATGAGGACAACCAGTTGGACTACGAGACTAAGTATGCCTTTCTCTATAAGAACAAAAATGGTCCTTCGTCATCTGATGAGACAGACCAAAACTCTTGGTTTATGACTGAGGCCAAATTCAACAGGACGATACAGAACCTAGGTAGGAAAACATTGGATGCCACTTTGGTTGACAATACCAAGGACAATGCCACTGACTATCAACCACTAGTTCAGGATGGATTCTTGAATAGTTTCTATAGGGACAACAATGGCGATGTTAGGAGATTCCTTTATTTCGACAAGAGGGAGTTCAAGAACAATAGAGTACCCACTGCGATACAGATAACGACCAATGCCCCAAAGAATAGGATAAGCAAGTTCGCTACTGTGAAGTTCACAGATAATGCGGGTATAGCACATCTGAAGTATAGTGAAGAGGATGACCTGTACATTAGAAACGGAATACACAACAGTAGCATCGCTTCCATCAAAGCACCATACAACGCAACTCACGATGCTGGCAACAAGATAGAGATCCTGAGCATGGGAGAAGAGTATGACATGAAGGCGGTACTAACCACAGACTCCATGATAGAGGTAGATGGTTATCACTACATCGTAGATACGGTAGAGAATAAGGCCACATCAGGAGGAACACAATTCATAACCACTAAGAATAGGAAACTAGTCACAGATAATGAATTCCCTAGCACTGGCACTAACACTGTGCATCAGTTCACGAATAAGGAAGTAAGATACGCACCGTTCACGAAATCAGTGTCAGGAAAGCATAGGCTGAACACTACTTTTGCATCTGATACAAAGGTGAAAGTGGATCAGTCTGATAGAATAACAATAGATGGTAGAACCATAGCCAAGGAGAACACCACGATACACAAGAGCAAGTTGTCCACTGCGAACAACACCTCCTTCTACATAGACTTGGAGAAGGGCGATGCAATACACAAGTACATCGAGTTTGCAGACAACACCACGAACTACTACCAAAGTGACTACCCGTTCATGTACTATCTATCAGGTGGATATACGATTCATGAGACTGTTTTCGAGGGATTCATAGAAGATACCGAAAGCAAGAACGAAAGTGGATTGCTGTCATTCCAAATAACAGGTAGGGATGAGATAGGTGATCTACTCTCAAAGAACATAACTCGCAACTTGAATTATCTGAACGATATCGTCTACTCCACAAGCAACCCAACAGTAGAGTCAGCAATTAGCAATTTCACTGCTGGCACGATAGCCTCTTCAGGAAACATAGCAGTCGATAACACGACGTTTTTAGTCAC